CAATCCACTGCGAGGTCGTCATGGTCTTGATAGACCGTGGATCCGTAGTATCGTGAGCTGGCGAACCAGAGGTTCGTGCAGAGACAGGTGAAATCGGCGCTGGCGCAGATGTGGTTCGTTTTACTGGTGGATCCGAAGCTAATTTAGCTTCAATCTTCCCAATTTCCTTTGCCTGACCGAGTGGCGTCATGCGTGAGATGCGATCGGCGTCTTTAGGGTTGGATCCGAGGTAGTAAGCTAACTCAGGGCCAATGTCCGAAGACTGGATCGTTTCAGCCATCACGTTTGTGATTGACAGTTTGGGGTTGTACGCGACTTGCTCGAAGTCATCGTACTTATCCCGAGCTGTTTCTTCACGCTCTTGATAGCTTTCGAGAATAGCGGATTGCTGCTTCGCGGCGTCACGTTTAGCGATGATCTCTTCAGCCTTTTGCAAGACTGTTGCATCACCGTCCTCATATGAATCCACTGGCGCTCTCAACACTTGTGTTTCCACCGCGCGTTGTGCTTGCTCTCGTTCCCACTTACGTTGCTCTCTTGCGAGGCGTTTGCCGATTGCAGCGTCAAGGTCTTCTTGCGAAAACGTCTTGGCAGGCTGGGTTTCAGCGACTTCCGGCGTACTTTCAACACTTTCAGGAGTGGCCGTCACTTCTGGTGCAGACGCGGAGTCAACTTCCGCTAAGGCTTGGACTTCTTCAGTCATTTATATGAACCTTTCGATTCCTCGGTGAACCTCGCCGATACGGTTGTGAGTAATCTTACTCGTAGCTGATAGTTGCGCTTACTGTACCACCAAGTACCACATAAATTCCTTTGCTAAGGTACAAACCTTGGAAAAAGTTGTGGTTGGTGTCTGCAGTAGGGATGAAAGTGGCCAAAACCACAGGATCTGAATTGCTGGACGCGCCAGAATCATAGATCGTGACCGTGGGTGATCCCGAGACAGAACTTACAAAAATGCCGTTCAGTTTGCCTGCCCCGACTTTAATCTGTTTGGTCGCGGTAATGGCGATGTAGTTTGACATTTTCAATATCCAGTTTCATTTTTAATTAAAACACCAAGGCCTAAAATGCCGATGCCTAAGCCCGCACCACTAGATTTACATTGCAACTGCAAGTCCGACTTTTCAAGCACTGGAATTGGGTATGGGCGTGTGACAGCATACGTGTTTAAAAACGGAGCTTGAAGCACCACGTTACTAATGCTTGTAGAGCTTGTAATCAACCCTCTAAAGGTTGCAAATACGCCGGAAGTTACCGAGGTAGATGAGAACGCATCAAACTGAGTTAGGTATGCTGTGTAGCCTGCGGGGACGGTGTAAACAGACATGTTTGTTTTACCGTTGCCAATAGCAATTTGTGCATATGTCGTACCGCCGGCATTCTTAACGTACACGGTTCCAGCAGCGGTGCCAACAGTGGTTATCACGTTGTTGATGCGGAAATAAGACTTTGTTGTTGCCACATCACTTGTGCCATTCAACGCAACTACTTCCGTAATACGGTTGTAGCTTGAATCTAGCCCAAAAATTTGAACGCTGACTGCCGTGTCAGAAGCGGAGCTGCTAGACACAACCATAGTCGATGCAACGGTTGGAAACACATACGCAGCGTTGTTTTCCCACACAGATACAAAGCTGGTACTGACTGCGGATGCGTAACCAAACACGTTGACGACTTCGTGCCCTGGAATTTGACCTCTGGCAACTTGCAGTTCAAAATGCTCATTTTTACCGTATTGGGTTTGCGAAACAAATGGTGTAGTCATGCTAAAAACCTTAGTTTGTACAAGGTGGTCAAGTACAGCTCAACGATATTATCTATCAATTGCTGCAACGATGAGTCGGATTTATCGCATACATCGTACCGACCTTTTTCAATCTCAGCAAGTTGATCTTGCAAGAACTCGATGATGTTGGTTGTTTTCTTGGCGGCGGGGATGGCAATCGGCCCAATCAGGCCATGACGGCCTTGATAGGCTTCAGCAAACGCGTCAGCAACGTCAATGACTTCGTCATAAAACGTGTTGAGGGCCACATGCTTAGCGTAACTACGCGTGTTCAGATGCACTGAATGAGCCACATTTCGGCCCAAAAACAGCAAACCTACGAGTTGTGCGGCGTTCATTGTTGTGGCTCCATAGGCTGTTGTTCTTGCTGTTCAGGCATCTGCTCAGGGCCAACATCCAAGTCTTGGCCTGGCATTTCGGCCAGCAGGTCACCAGAAGTGATCATGCCGTGGACCGTACCCAAGACGATGTCTTGAATCTGCTCAGGTGACATGCTGGCTTGCACCGCAGTCAGGCGTTGAGTTTCAGCTTGGAAAGCCTTGATTTCAGCTTCGTAATCTTTACGCTTCATGTCCTGCACTTCAATCGACTTGCCCACGTTTTGGATCATCGTGTGCATTTGCTCCATCTCTTGGCCCATTGCTTGGATCTGCTGTTCAGCAGCTTGCAGTTCTGGTGGCTTGTCGCCAGTAGCCAAGAGTTTTGGATCGATCGTCTTCTTGAAACGCTGAGCCATCTCTTGAGCACCTGGCCAATCCATGTTCTTGACAAACAGGTCGCCGGCCACTTGCCAGAGTTGGGGATTACCCTGCAACAGCTGAGCCATAGCTTCCAACGCTTCTTGGCGTTTGGTTGCGTAGCCTGGGCCAGTTGTAGCCACCACGTCGTACTTGCCGACGCTTGGGTTGTAGATCTTCTCGATCACAATGCCTTGCTCGTCCACGATCTTGTTGACCGCTTGATCCTGCTCGGGGTTGATCTTGACCATTTTCGTGTCGCCATCTTCACCGATGATGCGGGCCACACGTTGTGTGTCGTAAATCTTAGGCGCCAAGTCGATGATCTGGCGGGCGATATGACGCACGCCGCGAGCCAAGTTGTCACCGTAGTGGTAAGTACCTACGTCACCTTCACGCTGGCGGGCCAAGATGGCCTTGCCTGAGCGCTCGTTTGAACCCATGCCCAAAGATGCGTTGTACTGACCAGTCGTTGCTTTGATGTCTTCAGCAGCGCCAGCCTTGGCTTGCAGAAGGCCGCTAGAGGCCATAGGAGGCTGCGCGCGCTGTGGCAAGGGCAACATACCACCTGCACCATCCGTGACGTCAGGATTGACCTCTAGGTACGGCCAGTTGTTGGTGTTAGCTGTCTTCCACTTGTCTTCGTAGCCTTCAAATTGACCGCCGTAGCCTATGAATGGGGCTTTAGGCGCCAATGCAAGCATCTCAGCTTCTTGGGACACCCAGTAGTTGTACATGCGTTGTGCATCCTTGGCGTTACGCACAAGACCAGACACATACAGACGGCCATCAACTTCAAACTCATTACCGACGATGCGAATCACAGGAATCCACTTGCCCGCCCATTCGCGTTCTTCGAGGATTTCATACCCGTTGATCTTGCAGTATTTGACCTTCGGGCGGTCGGACTCGCGGGTGCGCTTAGGTTTGCCGTACACGGCGCGCAGCTGTTTGTCTTCAGGAGTGCCCTCGAACGCCGTGGCATTGCCTGGGTATAGGTTCAATGTCGTGCGGTCGTAGTCGATGTAGTAGTAATCCGCGATGCGGACGGTGTCTTCGTTCAGCCAGTTGCTGATCGACTGGTCGCCCACCCCCAACGACTGCAAAGTCGTAATGGGTGTTGCGTCTGGGTACATGCGCTCGTATTCGAGCTTGGTGACGTCTTCAGTAATAAAGCACCACTTGGCATCCGCGCCAGTAGGGTCTTGGATCAGCGGGTCCATGTAGACGGAGAAGCTGTTACGCACGCGGCCAATCTTGATGTCCTGCTCGAACGAGTTATCGTCGCAGTATTCAGTCAGCAGGCGGATGTAGCCCTCGCCATACGCCACTTGGTTTTCACACGCAGTGTCATAAGCCACGTCGGCGTCGGAAATGTACTCAATATGACGGATCAGACCGTTGAAAATCTCTGCGATCTCCACGTCGGCGTTGTCATCCACAGGGATAACCTTAGCGCCTGGGCGGTTCTGCCGTTGGTCATTGGTCACCTGACGCACGTGTTGCGGCAGCTTGTTGATCGTCAGTGTAGGTCGCGCGTTGATCGTCTGGCCCTGCACAGCGCCACGGGTAGCCAGCACGTCGGCTGGCCACTGCCAATGGTTGTCAGGCGAGCCTGCGTAGAACTTCAAATCGTCAATCTCATCCTCACGAGACTCAGAAAGCGCAGAAACAGCCATATCAAGACGCGTGCGCGCGAGCGCCAGCACATCTGATTGACTGTTCTTAGGCTTACCGCCAGCGGCTACCGCTGCTGCGGAAGTAATATCACTCATGTAGGACTCCTAATACGTGGGGCTCGCGCATGACGATGTAGCCTATCTTCTCGTATGTAAATTCTTGCCCTACGCCAAAGTATACGTGATCACCGACTTTTAAGTCCTTGCAATCGGGTCCAGCGGCCACCACGATGCCTGTTTCCTGCTTTTCACTCGACAGAAGTTCAAGAAACGCGTGTTTTTCAACGTCGCGCTCAATAATTGCGCAGTTTTGCAGGGCTTTTAAGGTCATTTTGCTTTTCGTTTTACGGCATACGCAATGGCAACCGCCTGTTTGACAGGCTTGCCGGCTTTAATTTCGGCCTTCACGTTCTCTTTGAACGCAGGTTTTGATGCAGATTTCTTAAGCGGCATTTTAACTCCCCATCCATCCAGTTGCGACGCTGCTACGTTCGTAGACAGTACGGCGTTTGGCGTCAGTATACTCCCTATGGGCCACAGGGAAGGCGAAAGTCACGCAGATAGCATCCGCCGCGTCTGGCGAGGCCAAACCACGCGATTTCATGTCTTTTTTCGACTCTAGGAAGATTGTTCCACGTGAATCAGGCTTCATCATAGGCGAAATCAGATCGGTTTTCAAGAACCTATCCTTCGGAATACTGGCTGTTTTCAGCCAATCCCTCATTTTCCCCCACATTTCAGCCCTTTTGTTGCCGTACATGATCGGTGACGACGACTTATTCCCGAAGTTCACCCCTTTGACCTTGTAGCGCTGTTCCTTCAGCCGGTCCACGATGCCAGCACCCAGCCCACCCTCGTCGATCACGACCAGCGCCGGCTTAAACTCCTCGATCGCCTCGATCACATGCCCCACGACCGTCATCGTGTCGTCGCCTCGGTGGCGCATGATCTTCACGATGTCTCGCCCCTGCCTGACCGCGATCACCGTCGCGTCAGCCCCGAACCGAGCCGGATCCACGCCGATGATGATCGGGGCGCTCATGTCCTGATACTTAGTCCTAGCCATCGCGTCGTCCACCACCGTCGCACCAATGAACTGATCGTCACCCGCGTTCGGGAACTGACCGTACACCTCAACGTGCGCCTGACTAGAGTCGGGGCCGTACTCGTCGATGATCTGCTGGTAGACCTGCTTGTCCGTCCCCTCAACCGTGCGGGCGTCTACCACCTTGGTCGTCCAGAACTCACGCTTGCTGTGAAACGTCTCGTAGAAGTAGCCCGTATTGCGACGCGGATTAGAGAACGCCAACCAGAACCGGTTGGGCGTGT